GGATATGCAAGTGAAGATGTTAATTTAACTTTTTATTGTTTAAATGATATGCGTGTAAGAGATTACTTTGAGAACTGGCAAAACCTTGCAGTCAACCAAGAAACCTCAGAAGTAGGATATTACAAAGATTACACTTTTGACGTGGTCATACAAACACTTAGAAAAGGTGCAATCAATCCTTTGATTAGACCTAAGAAACTATTTGACAATCCTTTACCAGACCCAATCAAAAACCTGATACCACCTATCGGCCCACTTGATATTGCAAACGGTGTCTTTGACCCAGGCCTAGTTGCGGACGGTGCTCAATATCTTGCAGATGCAGTGACCTATTCAACTAAGTTATTAAATGCATATCCCACTACTTTAAACTCATTTCAATTGAGTAATGATTTAGACGGATTACTTGAAGTGAACGTACAACTATCGTATAAGAAATATGAAGTGGTAGAAGGTAATACTAAAGACAGAGCATTAGATGCAACTGGAGTTAAGGATAAATTAAAAGATGCGGCTAAATCTGCAGTGAAAAAAGCAGGTGCAAGGGCCGTAAAAACTGGATTGAGAAAAGCGTTATTTGGAATTTAAATATATATTAATACATTATAGGAGATATTATGAGTGCATTACCTAAACTAAATGCAACCCCTAAACACGAAATGGTCATTCCCTCAACGGGTAAGACTGTTATGTTTCGACCATACTTAGTAAAAGAAGAAAAAATTCTAATGATGGCATTTGAGTCGCAAGATGAAAAATCTGCGATGAAAGCAATGTTAGATACAATTGATGCGTGTGTTGAAGGAGACTATATTAAATCAAAACTTACTACTTTTGATATTGAATACATGTTTACTCAAATTCGTGGTAAGTCGGTTGGTGAGTCTATAGAAGTAAAAACAAAATGTTCTGAATGTGAAACAGAACAACCAATGAAAATTGGTCTTGCAGATATTACTGTAGATGTTCCAGAAGTAAATAATCTCATACAACTAACCGATACTGTTTCAGTTGAAATGCAGTATCCACCATTTAAAACTTTTATTGATAACTTTAAAGAAAATGTTCAAGAAAGTGAATTTGGATTTACTGTTATTCGAGAATGTATATCCGCAGTTATTAGTGGAGAAGAAAGAATAGACATCAATGATGTACCAAGTAAAGATGTTGAAGAGTTTATTGACTCTCTCAACACACAACAACTTCAAAGTATTAGTGAATACGTACAGACTATTCCTTCCATGAAAAAAGAAGTAGAATTTGATTGTCAAAACTGTGGTCATCACAATAAGATAACGATAGAAGGTGTTCAAGGTTTTTTTACCTAAACCTTTCCCACGATAGTTTATATAATTACTATCAAACAAACTTTACTTTAATGCAACAGTTTCAGTACAGTTTAACAGAACTAGAAAATATGATACCATGGGAAAGGGAAATATACTTAACTCTTTTGACAGAATGGATTAAAAAAGAAGAAGAAGCACGTAAAAATGAAGAGATGAAGTATAAATACTAATATGTCGGAACTAACACTTACAGATGTCACCCAAGTACTCTTGAAACAAAACCAAGAGTTGACGGTTAATACTGCGGAAACAAAACAAACTAAATCAGGTATTGACGAGTTAACAAGAGTTCTAGGAGACTATTTTAAAAATCAACAAAGACTTGATGAAGGAGATAGACTAGAAAATAAAAGAGAAGCTAGTGGTGCAAAAGCAGGTGGTGGTAATCTTTCAGACGCATTAAAGGGTGGTGGACTTACAGTCGCAAATACAGCTTCTGGTTTTCTGGGTGCAATAACTGGTTTACTTATTGGACTTACACAACAGTTTCTTTTCAATATAGCAACTGCACTTAAATTTATTAAGAGTAAAGTTTTTGGTAGTAGAATTTTTCTAGCACTAGTAAATCCAATTAAAAATTTCTTTCAGGGTCTTACAAAAGCATTTAATCTAGGATTTAAAAGTGGTAAACTACTCTCTCCCGCTGTTGTAAAAGGATATACAACTTCATTAAATGGAGTTCAAAGGTTTGTATTTTTCTTTGGTAATGCAATGCGACAAATTGCGGAAAAACTTAGACCCATAACAAGAGCATTAACAAATTTAGGAAAACTTGTAAAAGGTAAAGCAATTCAAGGATTTAATGCATTTGTAAAAGGAATACAAAGTCTTTTTAGAACAATAATAATGCCTTTTACAAAAGCTGCGGGTGCGATAAAGTCCGCATTACCAACCGCTGGAACTGCGGGTAAGGCAGTTAATTCTGCAACAAAATTTTTTGGTATTGCAAAGTCATTCTTCCCCGCATTGTTAAAAGCATTTGGAACTTTTGCAAGAGTGTTTTCACTTCTTGGTAGAGTAATTTTCTTACCATTAAATATCATTATTGGTGTAGTACAAGGTGTTCGTGGATTTATTGAAGGATTTTTAAGTGCAAAAGAAAACGATGAAAGTACTCTTAGTGCAGTTTATATGGGTGTATTAGAAGGTATAAAGAAAGCAATTAATACTTTGATTATGTATCCAGCAGATTTACTAATGAAAGGTATTGCATTTTTATTAGAAAAAATGGGTTTTGAAGGTGCTGCTGAAGCATTAAGGGGTTTCAGTTTTGTAGAACTATTTGGTGGTTTAATAGACGGAATAAAAACTATATTCAGTGGGTTAAGTGATAACATATTGGTAGGTTTATTACAAATGGTCGGAAGATTAGCAAAACTACCATTGGCACTTGCGAGTGCAAGTTTGGCTGCAGTTGGAGCTGCAATCATTCCAGGCGGTATGACTGGTGGAGAAGCATTCCGAAAAACATTTAATAAAGTTCTCAAGTTTGGAGAAGGTGGGCCGACTCCAACCGAAGACGGTGGTACTCAAAAAAGAAGAGAAGGTATCGAAGAGACCATGTTAGAAAGACAAGCACAACAAGGTCAAGGTGGTGGTGGTACAACAATTGTTGACGGTAGTTCAAATGTTCAAAACAATGGAGACAACGTCAATTTATCAACTTCAACAGAACAACCTATAGACAATAAAAATAGACTGAAAACGGGTAGTAAAGCCAATAGGGGTCGATAAAAAAACCCCACATTTCTGTGGGGTCTAAAAATCTTGTTTTTAAATTAAGTACTTACTCGTCATTCGCAAGTTTAGCGAAATAACTCAAAGTTTCATCGTCAGACTCAGTTGACGCAACTTCTGGTTCTGGAGTACTTGGTGCAACCACTGGGGTTTCTGCAACCTTTGGTTCTACTGCTTCTGCAGTCTTACCTAAGTCTTCCATTTTCTGAGTTGAACCTTCACCAACTGCTTCTCCAAGAACAACAGATAATCTCTGTTTTAACTCGTCATAAGTTTTGTAGTTAGTTGGGTCAACAAACTCTGCAACATCAAACATAGAGTTATAAGTTGCTTCTAGTTTAGTTTCATCTGCATCGTACAATGCACTCACTGGTTTGAAAGAAGATTTATCGTAGTTTCTATAACCAGCGACATTAGTAATCTTAAGTTCAAAGTCCGCACCACTCCAAAAATCGAAAGGGTTCACGGGTTCTTCGCCTGGGAATTGCGGTTGCATTACGTCCATGACTTTGTCCATGATTTTCTTTCCGAAATCGTAAAGGAATACTTTACCATTGTTGGAAGGATTTGCGGGGTCAGAAACAATTAGAATGTTTGCAACGTGGTGCAATCTTCTTTTTTGTTTCCTTGCAGTTTCTTTATCCTCTTCGATACCTGAGTTCCATAATCTAGAATTCAGTTCTCCGAGTGGGTCTTTCTGTCCAATAGATGTAAGAGACTTCTCTACATACCACTGTCCAGTAGGGCCTTTGAAGAAATGGTCGAAATACCTAACCCATGGTAATTCTTGACCTTCTGCGGCTGGTAGAAATCTAATAACGGCATAACCATTACCAGACTCGTCTACTGTGGGTTTCCAAAATCTTTCGTCTTCGTAAGATTTCTTTTGGGTTGTTGCACCAGTAGCTTCTTGCACTGCAGAAACTAGTTTTGAGACATCGGTGCGATTGGTCTTTAAGTTTTCAAATGACATTTGTATACTCCGTATTATGTGTCTTCTGTTTGTCCACTTTATTCATAATATAAATCGTTGTGTATTATACTTATTTATACAAGTAATGTCAAGTATAATTTTTAAAATAATGTATTACCTTTGGGTAGTAAATTCAGACTCATTCCTTCTGCTTCTAAATGGTCTTTGATTGCGGGAGAGATATACTTCTTAATATCTTCTATCTCAATGTTATTCTTTTCACATAGATGTACGATTGCATCTATATAAGAATGGTTGTCTCTTTGTACAGACTCAAGAACCATTGCGGTAAATTTCTTACGAGTAAGAAAATTATCTTCCGTTGCGTTCTCTTCTTTCTCTTGCTTTTTGATTGTTTCTTTCTCGGACTTTGTCATTCTCTTCTTTCATGATTACATCACAAATGTACTCTTTCACTTCTTGGTCAGATAGACCCGTTTCATTCATGAGTATCTTTAAATACTTTGGTGTTAGGATAAGACTTCGATAGTCGTTGTACTTTTCGTCAATGAGTTTATAACTAAACTTCTGAGTGTTTTCTTCAAATCTATTCTTCTCGGGATTTTCATCTTCTCCAAAGTAATCGTAATACACCCATGCATTATCTATTATCTCACCAGCTTTATAACTACCGTGTTCCCATTCAAATGGTTCGGGGTTCTTTTTATATACTTTTTTCTTTCTCACAAATGGTTCTCTAATCATATTTATACGTACACCTCTTCTAGTTTATGTTAGCCATTATACACGAGTCAACAAGAAATGTCAAATCGTGTCACATTCTCTAGACGGAATGCTCTCCATTGTTGAAGGTCTAAATCAAAGACTTTAATGACTTTATCGGTGTCCTGATAATTCCATAACATTTCCGACTTAGGCATTTTATCATCAGGTATTTCTGTATCCATTAGTGTACAACGCATTTTCCTGAGTTGTACGTCCTTTTCTTTGATGAACTCGATGTCCACTATGTTGTCCACGAGTTTGCGGACTACATCGACTCTATCGAGTTCTAAGAACTTAACTGGCATATGAACTATATGTTCCCGTACCTTCGGTGTACCATTCGGGTTCTTTTTGTTTTGTCCACTTTGCGAAGTACTGTTTCTCATTGATATAGTAGTTCTTGTATCCTTTGATTGCATTCCCTTTTACTTTACAGTAGTCAGGCATACATTGTGGTGGTTCAGTAAAACCATTGTCTTTTAATCCTTTTGGAGTATATCCAAGTAAGTCTCCAAGTAATCTTTCCGTAGGATGTATCTTACCATATCGATAGGTATACTCAACGCATAACCACATAAAGAGACGGTACAACCATTGATAATGTCTAGAACTTTGTCTGACCCAGACTGCACTCGGGTGATTGACCATTGCGGCCTTGTAAAGAGTTTCTTCCATGTTGGAGTTCTTTACCATTTTCCACCTTTTAATTCTACGACCATTTTTAGAAAGGTCAGTAT